TTACTCAAAGATTAGGTGGAGATAAAAATACAAAAAATATAGCTAAATTTGACATAGCTTACAACTTCACCAACATATCTAATCATCAGCTAAAGTCCATGTTGCATTTTTTAGAAAATAAAGCTGGCTATAGGAGGTTTGAACATCAAATACCATCGGTTTATAACAGGCCAAAAGTTTATTATTGTCCTGCTTGGACACATACTTGGGTATATAGTAACACAAATAATTTAAGTGTAAACTTTGTCGAAGATCCGTTAGGCGTAATTCCAACAGAGGTTTAAAATGTCAAGAGCTATAATACAGAGTCAAAAAGCAATAGTCGCCGCAAGTAATGATACTGGATCATTTAAAACGACTAATATTGATTTAAATTTAATTAATAATGTTCAAAACGCCAGTTTTTCTATTGCCTTTCCCCATGAAAAATCAAAGCAATTAGGGAGACAGGACTTCAGTATCGATAACACTTTTATACAGCCAGATGTAGAATTAACCTTATCATACATACCAGAGCCTAAATTACAAAATGAGATAAATAGTAATTTTATAAGTGGGGGTAATTCTTATACCACTAGCGTTCAAGCTCTTGCTGGTTCATTACCTAAAAATACTAATTTTTTAATTATAAATAGCCCCGATGATGGCAAAGATGCGCTAGATTCAGTTACAGTTGGTGGATCAGCGGTGGACCTCACTGGTTTTGAAGCTGCTGCTTTTGGAAACTGTTTTTTAACTTCTTACGGATTAACATATGGCGTAAATTCTTTACCAATTGTTACCACTTCATATGTGGCATCAAACGCAAAATTTGAAAAATTAACTGGCACTAGTATGGAATCGCCAGCCATAAATTTACTTCAAGGCAATAACAATAACGTAGGGCTTCTAAACTTTACTTTTGATAATGGCATTAAAGATCCAAAAGTTTTAACACCAAATGATCCTAATAGCTCTATATCGTTTGAAAACTTACAAGTAGGAGGTCAAGCTATTTCTGGCAGTCATTTAGTTCAATCTCTTGACATGTCGGTGGCTTTACAAAGAGTTTCTAATTACGGTTTTGGCAGTGATTTTTCTTATGATAGAAAAGCTGAAATGCCAGCTGATGGATCATTTTCTATATCATCATTAGTATCAGGTTATGGAAACGGTAACATAACTGGTATATTAGATACTGAACAAACTTATGGTTTTGACTTAGTTTTAGGAAGTGAAAATCCTAACATGCTTGCGTTCTCAGAACGTTTTAGCCAATGGTCATTGCAAGACTCTGACGGCCCTATGTCAATAGTAAGCGAAAATAATGCTGATCCTAACGGTGGAAATAATGCGACTTTATTTAGAGCTAATACTACTGATGCTTATGCACTTCTATTTAGTAGTAATTCTAGCGATGTAAAATATATATTTGTCGAGGCAGGTAAACCCTATACTTTATCAGCATTTGCTAAAGGTAAAGGTAGCACTATTGGTAAATCATTTAGATTACAAATTTGGTTTGGTGTTGGAACTGCAACAGGTCCATCAAGTGTTGGACTTTTTACTCTCACAGATGAATTTCAAAGGTTTGAGATTACTGGAACTCCAACTGGATCTGGCAGTATAGCTGTAAGGTTCGATATAACAGAGCCTTCAGACCCAGCTGATGAGGTTTTTGTATTTGGGGTGCAGTTTGAACAAAACAATAAGGCTACTCAATATCTTAAAAACGATGGTAATAAAGATCCTAAATCAATAAAATACTCAATATCTAATGCTAGGTTGCAATCCTATAGTTCATCTTTGCCAGTGAATGGCAGGATGTCTTTTGATGCTTCGTTTACATTCCCCGTAAATGAAACTGTAGGGCTTGCATTAAGCGGAACGATTTACTAGTCGTATTCAATTTTTACGTTTTTACTTTCGTAACCTTTTTCTTTTATTTGATTTATATGCTTAGCGCCATGGCGAGCTTTTGAATAATTTTTATAATATTTTTCTTTTACAGGATCAACGCCTCCATTTTTCTGCGCTCTTTTTTCACTAAGCTCTTTAGAGTAATCCAACATGTTACCCACTGTCCCTTTTTTTGCGGCGGTGTTTTCTAAAAATTGTCTACTATTAAATGGATCAGCATCAGAATCAATGGATGCATTAGGAGCGAGAAAAACTCGCTCCCATGCTAAACCATCTTGTTCATACTTATGCTCATCATTCATTCCTTGAATGACTTCGATATATTCTTCTTTATCAGGGTGTTTATAAACGTAAATAGGCATTAAGTAATTTTTATTTCTTTACCTTCATTTACACCTTTTTTTGGCAATGTTAATTTTAATAACCCATGCGTATATTCAGCCACTATGTGATCTATAGCAACTTGATTAGCAAGTCTGACAGTTCTTTTCTTAGAATCTTTTTTGTTTTTAGCTTCCACAGTTAATATGTTATCCGTGGCACTTATTTTTATTTGACTCTTAGAAAAACCAGCGAATGAAAGTTCGATTTCATAAGCGTCTTTGTTATCTGTCGGTTGGACTGGGTATTGTAATTGTTCGTTTAATAAGTTAAATAATGTGTTCATAATGCTTTATATATCAACATTAAATGTGCCAATCACTTAACCCTTAAAAACAAGGGATAAAATAGAATCAACAGTCTTTTCATAGGTCATTTTGTCTCCCATTTTGACACCCTCTGTGTTAACTTGACCCACTTTAGATTCAGCTAACTCCATCGCTGAAATAGCCTCTTCCTCTGTCCAACTATAAAAAGTACCTTGATTAAAAGGTTGGTTTTGATTAAAAAATACTCCATCGCTAACTGCTATTTCTCCAGATGGCTCTATCAAAATTGAATTTTCTTTAGTAGCCCAGTCTTTATGCGAAGTAGAATTTAGAACAATACTCCACTTACCAAGACATGTTGCGTTGAACGATGGTAAATTCCAACCCTCACCACCAGAAAGGCCGCCAAGATCAATATCTATCGAGTTTAAGTACTCATTAACTTCTGAGTTAGTTGCTAAATGAGGTAGAAAATTAATGTTATTGTAATGTTCGCCTTGCAAAGTTTGGTTTATCAAACCCTTCATTTGCTCTGGTTGAAAAAATGGGTTGTTTATACAACAAGTAAGCAAATATTTATTGTTGTTGCCATATTTTTTAAGCCAAGTTTGTATAATTTTTTGAGTATGTTTTCTATTTTCATACTTACCCATTAACCCAAAATGAACACAGTCCTGCATATAGGTTTTGTTAGTCACTTTAAAAGTGTCATCCAAACCTAGAGGAACCGCCTCACAATTTTCTAAACCTTTATTTAGAAAATGATCTCGTGCGTAAGTTGAACTAAATATAGTTTTTTCTTGATTGGCAACTATCGCAGTTTCTATTTCAGTGGGCTGATTGCATTCATAGAATGTGTATAAAAACTGATTTTTATTTTTTCTATTATCAGCACCGTTTATATGCCACAACTTTAAAGATGGTATATCCTCAGATAAAAATTTATACCTGCTATTTACAGCATCTTCGATATATTTTTTAAAATCTTGATCTAAAGAAAACGCATCTATGTTTATATCTGAAATAGGGAAAAGACCTATCTCGATATTCTTTTTATACAATTGTTTTAGAATGTTTACAGAAACATTACCAAAACTTAAATTGTTTAGAGCGGCTTCTACTAAGACCTTCATTAAAAAGGAACTTCTTCAGCAACTTTTTCTGTACTTACAGGTGCGCTAGAATCATCAGACTCTTTTTTCTTTGATGATAAAAACTGCAAATCTTTACCTCTTATAAAATATTTACTAAAGTTTTTACCATCTTTTTCCCAAGATGACATTGATAGTTCACCTTGAACAATAAACTCTCTGCCTTTAGAAAGGTATTTTTCAGCGATCTCAGCTTGCTTGTCCCAGTATTGGACATCGACATAACATTTATCTTTCACATTAGATGATGAGATGCCAACTCTTAGATTTACAACTTTTTTACCAGTAGAAGTTGTTCTAGATTCTGGATCTTTAACCAGATAAGCGGCAGCAGTTATTGAATTATACATATTTAGTTTGTTTGTTTATTTTAGTTAAAAATTTATTATGAATATTTATACAGCCTTGAATGCTCATGTCAAGCTCTTCGGCTATAATTTTCCAAGGTGTGAGCTTATGATTATCGACATTATACCTTTTGTCAATTATTTTTCTAACTCTATCATCTTTTTCTTTATCTAAAAATTTTGATAGTATTTTTAAAATCTCATCTTTGCTCAAATTTTCTAAAAATGACTCACATTGAGGCTCTATGAAAACATCGTCATCTTGGAATGATATTTCTTGGTGTTTCTTTTTTTTATTTAAAACTCCTAAACATTTCCACTTTGTATGATTTGCTAAGTAAGTTGGGAACTTAGTGTTTTTAGATGGGTCAAATTTTAGAGCGCACGAGTAAACCTCATGAACTTTTTCATCTAAAAGTGTATCCTTGTCTGCTACGTTTTTTGGGCCAGATAAAAAACTATTGACCATTGTATGGTAGATACCAGAGTGCCTGTTTATTAGCTCTAATAAACTGCTCTCATCGTTACGCTCTTTAATTTTATTAATTAAAGAAATATCGCTCTCCAGAGCCTCTGGCTCTGTAAATTTTAAACCTTTTTCCATTCTTTTTATATATATTATATAAAAATTATATATAAATTATAAAACGTAATGTATACAGAATAACGTATAGCTTTACTATAACGTAATAGGTATAGATAACGTCCTTAAACCGTTATACGGTATAATAACGACTAAATTGAATTTGTCAAATAAAAAAAAATTTTTTTCAAATACGGGTTGACAGCTAGCCCAAGGATGGTGTAAAAACAGTAGTCATGATTTTCGAAGAACAAATATCAAGGAAGCCCGACCATTATCCATGGGCACAAGAATTTATTGAGGCAATGCACAACGGTTTTTGGACCGACAAAGAGTTTAGTTTTAGCAGCGATATACAAGATTTCAATGTAAACTTAGACTCAGAGGAAAAAGAAATTATTATCAGAACACTTTCAGCTATTGGACAGATTGAGGTAGCCGTAAAGAAATTTTGGAGTAAATTAGGCGATAATCTGCCTCATCCTAGCTTAACAGACTTAGGCTATGTCATGGCAAATGTTGAAGTAATTCATAACAATGCTTATGAAAGATTACTAAAAGTTTTGGGTCTTGAAGATGTCTTTGAGAAAAATCTAGAGCTTGATTTTATTCAAGGCAGGGTAAACTATCTTAGAAAATATAATCATAAATTTTACAAAGATTCAAAAAAGCAATATGTGTATTCGATTATTCTTTTCACGCTTTTTGTGGAAAATGTTTCTCTGTTTTCGCAGTTCTATATTATTAACTGGTTTAATCGTTATCGGAATATTCTTAAAGATACTGGACAGCAAGTCAAGTATACTCGCAATGAAGAAAACATTCATGCGTTGGCTGGGATCAAAATAATCAATACGATTAGAAGCGAGCACCCAGAATTATTTGATGATGAATTAGAAGCTAGAATAGTACATGAAGCTCAAGAGGCTTTTAAAGCTGAAAGTAAAATTGTTGATTGGATGATCAACGGCTTCAATGAAACAGGTCTTAACGGTGATATCTTAAAAGAATTTATTAAAAATAGAATAAATGACTCTTTAGAAAAAATAGGGTTTTCTTCTGCATTTAATGTTGACACTTCTGTTTTAGAAAATACAATGTGGTTCGAGGAAGAATTGATGGGCAATAATGCTACTGATTTTTTTCATTCTCGACCTGTTGAATATTCTAAAAACTCACAGACATTTGACGCAGACGATCTATTTTAATGAACAAATATTACTGGCTAAATAAAGATTCAAAAGCTTTTTTAAAAAGAGGTTATTTACAAGCTGGAGAAACTCCAGAGCAAAGAATTTCAGATATTGCTAAAGCTGCTGAAAATTATTTGAAAGTAAAAGGTTTTGCCGCAAAATTTGAAGATTATATGGCTAGAGGTTTTTACTCTTTAGCTAGCCCAGTTTGGGCAAACTTTGGCAGAGAAAGAGGTCTGCCGATCTCTTGCAATGGGGTGTATATCGAGGATCGAATGGATTCTATTTTAGACAAGCAAGCTGAGGTTGGCATGCAAACTAAACACGGATCAGGAACGTCAGCTTATTTTGGAGCGCTTAGAGGTAGAGGTGCAGAAATATCCTCTGGCGGCACTTCTAGTGGATCAGTGCATTTCATGGAGCTTTTTGATAAAGTTTCATCTGTTGTTTCTCAAAGTAATGTCAGAAGAGGTTCTTTCGCGGGGTATCTACCTATTGACCATCCAGACATAAAAGAGTTCTTACGAATAAGAAGTGAGGGTCACCCAATACAAGATTTATCTTTTGGTGTTTGCATAAGCGACTCTTGGATGAGAGAATTGATATCTGGAGATAAATCAAAAAGGTATATTTGGGCATCTCTCATAAAGAAAAGATTTGAAACAGGATATCCTTACATATTTTTTACTGATACTGTTAACAATTCATCCCCTCAACCTTATCAGGATAAAAATTTAAAAATACACGCCTCTAACCTTTGTAGCGAAATAGCTTTGCACTCATCTGAAGAGGAGTCTTTTGTTTGCTGTTTGTCATCTTTAAATTTAGTGAACTGGGAGGAAATTAAAGAGACTGACGCTGTCGAAACTTTGACATTTTTCTTAGATGCAGTGATGGAGGAGTACGTACAAAAAACAGAGAATATCCCATTCATGAAAAGTTCTCATGAGTTTGCTAAAAGACAAAGAGCAATAGGTTTAGGAGTTTTGGGCTGGCATTCTTATTTACAAGATAAAATGATAGCTTTTGAGAGTTTAGAGGCTAAATTCTTAAATCAAGAAATACATCAGCTTATAAAAGAGCGTTGTGATAAAGCAACAGAAAATTTAGCTGTTTTACTAGGTGAACCTGAATATTTAAAAGGCTACGGCAGACGTAATCTAACAACGATGGCGATAGCTCCTACTACCTCAAGCTCATTTATTTTAGGTCAAGTTTCGCCATCTATAGAGCCTTTGAATAGTAATTACTTTACAAAAGACTTAGCAAAAGGAAAATTCACATACAAAAATCCTTACCTAGAAAAACTTTTAACCGAAAAGAAAAAGAACACCCAAACTACATGGAAATCTATTTTAGTTAAAGGTGGATCTGTACAACATTTAGATTTCCTGTCCGATGAAGAAAAGGATGTTTTTAAAACATTTGGCGAGATTTCACAAAAAGAAATAGTTTTACAGGCGGCTCAGCGGCAAAAATACATAGATCAAAGTCAAAGTCTAAACTTAATGATAGCCCCTAAATGCCCACCAAAACAGGTAAGCGAACTACTAATTTTTGGCTGGGAACAAGGTATAAAAAGCTTTTATTACCAAAGAAGCGCCAATCCTAGTCAAGAGCTTGCAAGATCCATACTATCTTGTTCATCTTGCGAGGGTTAAAAATTCATTTTAATTAATTTTTTGTGTAAATCATTGCTAGATGGAGTACGATTTTTCAGATAAAGCAAAGGAATTTTTGGAATCACAGGCCGCCAAACGACCTGGGCCAAGGAGTGGAGCACAGACCCCAGCCAAACCATCAGAACGCAGAAAGGGATCAAAGAAAAATCCTAAAGGGTCAGCTGGTGGTGGCAAAAAAGCTCCAAAAATTACTTTCTCTGAAAAAGTTGTAACTGCCTTAAAAAACAAAGTCAAAGAGCACAACTCTAAACACTCAAGAAAAGTTACATTAGGTCAACTTAAAAAAGTTTACAGGCGAGGTGCTGGCGCTTTTTCAAGCACTCACAGACCTGGTAAATCTAGAGGTCAATGGGCTATGGCTAGGGTTAATACATTTTTAAGAATGATGAGGGGAGGCAAAGTAAAAAAATCTTACAGAGCCGCTGATTCAGACATAGCTAGGGGTAGCGAAGAATACTATAACGAAGAAGCAAGATTTGTATATGATGATTTTTCTGATCTTAATTTTGCTTTAGCTAAAATAGATTTACTAAACGCTGGAGTTCTTGAGGAGGAAATGAATCAAGATATTGATGATATAGATTATTCAGAGGCAGAAAAAAAAACTTTAAATAAGCCGTTTAGATTACCTTCTGGCTCAAAAAAAAAATTCGGCGTTTACGTAAAGAATGAAAAAGGTAATGTCGTTATGGTCAAGTTTGGTGATCCAAACATGGAAATAAAAAGAGACGACCCCGAACGAAGAAAAAGCTTTAGAGCTAGACATCGATGTGACACAAATCCAGGCCCAAAGTACAAACCTAGGTATTGGTCGTGTAGATTTTGGAGCAAAAAACCAGTTAGCGAGATGATATCAAGCGATGCTGTTGCGTGGGATGATGACGAAATTTTAAGTGAGTGGGCATGGAATGATGAGAGCTTTGTGGAACAAAGTGACTTGATTGCCGAAAACTCAGATTTAGAAAACGTATCAATTTTTATTGAAGAGCGCGATCTGTAAGATATAATCATGCAATAGCATGAAAATCTTATTTGTATCTGACTATACGCTAGCCCAAAGAGAAGGTGGGGCGCAAAGAAGCAATAGCCTTTTAATTAAAAAAGGTAGGGAATTAGGTCACGAAATAATAGAGCATAGTTATGAGTCTTCGATAACAGACTTTTTAGCATCTTATGATTTAATAATACACTCTAATTTAGAACATATAAATTCAATCAACCCTGAAAAAATAGATTTTCTAAAAAGATTACCTAATTGTATTAGGCTTGAGCATGACTCATGTCATTATCTAGATACTAGAACAAGGGCACATTTGTTTACAACATCAATAAAAAACTTCTTTCTCAGTGACTTTCACCTTTCGTTTTTTAAAGAACTTTACGGTGATTACTTTATAAATACAGAAATAGTTTATGATCCAATTGACACTGAACTTTTTTGTAAAACAGATCAAGAAAAAATTTACGATGTAGTATATTGTGGGTTCATTCATGAACTCAAAGGTGCTGAAAAAATAATTAATTTTGCTAGAAAAAACCCAGAAAAACAAATATCAATTTTTGGCTGGTCGCATAGAAATCCTTATGAACTATTTGAAAATGAAAAAAATATTCACTTTGGTGGACTCAAAACTCAAGAGGAGGTAGCTTCTATTTTAAAACAAAGTAAAGCTATATTTCATTCACCTATAGTTAATGAACCATTTTGCAGAATGGTTGCTGAAGCATTATTATGTGGAGTTGAAGAAGTAATAGGAGAGGTAGATAAAATTGGCTCATATTTAGAGTTTCAAAAAGTTGGCTATGATGAATTTAAAAATAAATGCGGAAATGCAGCTAAAAATTTTTGGCAAAAAGTAGAAAAATGAAATTTTTAAATGGCACATACTTCAAACATGAATGCAAAGTTCAATTGACAGACTACAAAGATGAGAGAACTCCAGTCTTTAAATTAAAAGTAGATGATAACATAAAAAATAATTTTGTTTTTTGTAAGCCAGAGTTTTTACAGTTATTTGAAAAGTCTAGAGCGATTGGCTCCTCTGAATTTACTTTAGTAACTCACAATTCTGATATAAATTTTACTTATGAATATGTCAAAGCTGTCATTGATTTTTTTCCTAAAATGCAGCATTGGTACACTCAAAATTTATTATGTGAGCACCCTAAAGTTTCTCCAATACCAATAGGTATTGCCAACCCTAAATGGTCCCATGGTAATCAGGATAGATTCAAAAAAATAATAAATGAAAAAAATGAAAAGGATAATTTGTATTATGCTAATTTTAACATATCAACTAATCCAACAGAAAGAAATTATTGCTATGAGTGTTTAGGAATTAAAGCTCCAATAAGCTATCCAGATGCCGCGTCTATAAAAGATCACGATGATTTTGTTAATCATACTCAAGAGAATTATTTAAGAGATATTTCTAAATCTTATTTTACAGTTTCGCCTGATGGAAACGGCAAAGATTGCCACAAAACGTGGGAGGCTTTGTATATGAAAAGCATTCCAATTGTAAAAAAATGGTATGGAGTTGAAAGATTTAAAAAACTAGGCATACCGATGATTATTATAAATGATTGGTCTGAATTTAAAGATTTAAAATTAGATAAAAATCTATATGATAGTATTTGGGGTGATTTTAAAGTTGAATCACTTAACTTTGATTTATTTAAAAAACCTAAACAATGAAGAATGTAAAAATAAAATTTGCCTGTCATTGGGACACTCCACAAGGTTTAGCTGACAGGGTGGTTAGAAATTGGGGTAAGCCGCCTCAAGGACTAGAAATAACTTCAGAGGATGAGTTTGATTACTTGATTACTTTTAATAATAGTCAAGAAATGTTAAGTGTTCCTAAAGAAAAAAATATAGTTTTTACTATGGAACCTAGCTGGAGTCATTGTGTTCAAGATGCAGTTCTCGATAACAGTTTTAAGGTATTCAGTAGTGTTGATAGATTTTCATCTAGAGATAATGTAGAGATGGCCCCAACTTTAATGTTTAGTGAGGATTCAGGGGGGTCTACGCTACAACATGTAAAACAAGCTGGCGAGGGTATAAAGACCACCATGGATCAATACTTATCCGATAATAATTTTAATAAAAGCAAAAAATGTTCAATTATATTAGCAGCACATGGAGCTATAGCTGGTGTTCCCAAGCATCAAGATTCTATATATTTTAACAGAGAAAAACTGTTAGTTAAAATTTTTGAATCTGATTTAGATATAGATGTTTATGGTAGAGGTTGGAATATAGATGATCCAAGATATAAAGGATATGCGGAGTATAAAGAGGATGCACTTAGAGATTATGAATTTAGTATAGGTATAGAAAACTCTAGAGAGGATTATTACATATCAGAAAAAATTACAGACTGTTTTATGAATAATTGTGTGCCCATTTATGATGGCTGCAATTTAGTTCATGAATTTTACAATCCTAAATCTTTTGAGAAAATTAACATTGATAGTGAGAACGTAATTGAAGATATTAGAAAAATAATTTCTGGCTCAAATGAAAAATATGTTGATTACGTAAAAGAATCAAAAATTAAATATTTTACAGATTACAACATATATACTTATTTAGAAAAATGCCTTTAATTTCAAAAGTTTATATAATCCACTATACCAAACTATCTGAAAGAAAGACTCACATGCTTGAGCAGATCAAACAGTGGCTACCTAATGTTGAACATAAGTTTGTAGAAGATTTTGATCAGGAGGATTTAACAGATAAAATAATTCACGAAAATTTTGATGTGGAAAGGTTTAGAGATAGATTTGATAGAGACATGCTTACATCAGAGATGTCGCTTTGCATGAAATATAAAAAAACTATAAATGAAATAGCTGATTTAGAAAATGGGGAAGAATTTTTCATTTTAGAGGATGATGTAATATTTAAGGAAGACCCTTTAAATTACATTGAGGCAATGCATAAACTTTGTAATAATCATAATATTAAGTATGATTGCGTATTTTTAGGAGAGGCATGGATTAGAAGGGGCGATAATAGAGATATTTTTGGAAAAAAATCACACCCCGCAACAAATGGTTTGTGCACTGTATTATATAAAAAAAAGTCTTTACAAAGACTTGATAATTTACTGCAAAAAAACAGAATAAGTCAGCCTATGGATTGGGAGCTAAATGATAGATTCAAGGACTTAGACTTTCAGGTTTATTGGGGTAAAGCAATAACAAAACACGGCAGCGTTTTGGCTCTAGAAAACGATTCATATAAAAAACTTAAATCTACACTTAGAGAAAAATATTAATGAAAAAGCTACTCTTAATACAACCTGGGGCGTTTGGAGATATAATTGTATGCGCTCCCATAGCTCGCTTTTGGGCAAATGCTGGATATAAAGTATATTACCCTGCTCGTAAAAAGTTTCATTCTTTGATAAACTCTTTAGATTATGTAACTCCTATAACTCTAGACGAGGAAGAATTACATCCTGATTGGTTGAGATCAGATGTTATGAAAATACTACCCACTGTTAATGATTATGATTTAGTATTAAATCTTGCAGATAGAGGCCCACATCCCACGGCTCAAAAACCATTTGAGAAGGGAGCAGTATGTAAGTATAGATTGGCTAAAGTTCCGTTGGAAGAGCAGTATAATTTAGTATGGAGCAGGAATAAGGAGAAAGAAGATTATATATATGATACTTATGTCAACTGCTCTGAATATGCCTTTGTTCATGCTACTTCGTCAGATAATGAAGAAATAACGTTACCTAACATTTCTTTACCTATAGTAAAAAATGAAGCTCCTTCGGGTTATAACATATTTGACTGGTATAAAGTATTATGTAATGCAAAAGAAATTTACTGTTCTGAGAGTGCTCTACATTGTTTTTGTGATGGGATTTCTAATGATATTACAAGTCAAAGATATTTATTACCTAGACAAGCAGGTCAAGGACAGCTACTAACGCTTTCCAAGTTTTGGGATAAGAGGTTTTTAAATAATAATATAAATTAATAAAATGATTATACAAATTGATGTCTCAGTTGGTGAACTTTTAGATAAAATTTCTATTCTAAAGATCAAAAGTTATAAAATAAAAGATACAGCTAAATTAAAACATATAAATTATGAATTAGACAGCTTAACTAACACAGCACTAAAGTTAAATGTTTTGGATGTTGAATTATTAGAGGAGCTTTCTGAAATTAACTCTTCTCTTTGGAAAATAGAAGATGACTTAAGAGAACTTGAATTAAAAAAAGATTTCTCAGATACTTTTATACAATTAGCTAGGAAAGTTTATATTACTAATGATAAAAGGTTTAAAATAAAAAGTAAAATTAATGATAAGTATGGATCTCTAGTAACTGAGCAAAAATCTTACAAAAACTACAATATAAAATGAACATAATTATTCAAGGAGGTTTATATCCTAATACGATAAAAAGCGCACATTACTACGCTCAACTTGATTTAGTTAAAAAAGTAATAATTTCAACATGGGAAAATGAGGCAGTTGAACAAGATCATATAGAATCAGATAAGATCCTTTTGTTAAAAAACAAAAAACCTAATTACGTTGGCCCAGGAAATTTAAATCTTCATCTATTATCAGCTAAACAAGGGTTAGATAAATGTGAAAATGGAATAATATTAAAAATAAGATCTGATGAAGTTCTCTCTCATGATGGCTTAATTAGATGGTATGGATATTTTAAAAAACATGACAATGGTAACACTTTAAATTATTTAGATGGAGAAAAACAAATTAGCAAAATAGCTGTAATAGCTATGAATATCACGTACCCTTATCACCCACAAGATCATGTATTTATAGGATACAAAAAAGATTTAGTTAAGCTATTTAATATGCCTTTTTCAAACGAAAAAGAGTTTGGCCCAGAACCTGTTGACTTCACTGAAAATTTAAGAAACAACATATACATTGGCTCACAATATTTTTCTTTATTTTTTGAAGATGCTATAAAACACTCTAAAGACTGGCGAGATTATCTTTTGGATAATTCCAAACACAGAAAGGAGTCTATGGAGTTTTACCTTAATAATTTAGATAGTATTTTCTACCCATTGCCCGTTGTTGATATGTGGTGGGAAAAATTTAATTGCCAATATTGGTGGGAAGGTTATGGACAGTCTGGAGATATATATGCAGATAAAGGTTATGGCGATTACACAAGGATCTACGCTGAAAATAATTACGGAAAAAACACTTAAATATTAAAATGAAATACGACAAAAATTTACTTGAGCAAATTCACGCTAGTAGCGATTTAATTCCGAAAGAAATGTATAAGGATAAGCCTATTACACTTCAAAACGTAGCCTCCATAAACCATAAGTTCATGGGGGGCGGCATGTCTCAAAACTATTTTGCTTTACCGTGGTTTGAATATTATTTTGACACTCACAACTTTGAATATATTGTAGAAATTGGGAGCCAGAAAGGATGCTTAAGCACTTATTTTGCGAACTTCGCAGGAATAACTGAAAAATGTTTTTTTGACACATTTGAGATTTATCCTGAAAAAGATTGGAACACTAGAGAACATGAGGGTTGCGGTCATTGGTTCGAAAAGTTGGCTGAAATATCCCCCTTTATAAATTTTTATCATGATGATATTTTTACAGAGGAATCTATAAGTCATATTGAAGATAATGTTTCGGAGTTTAAAACTTTTATATTTTGTGATGGGGGCGATAAAATAAAAGAGTTTAACACTTTTGCACCTTTACTTAAAAAAGGAGACTGCATAGCAGTGCATGATTGGGGTCACGAAATAGCTTTAGGAAATATACAAAAAGCAATAACTGACAACAATTTAATTATGGATGAGCCATTTGCTCATTCAGCTACTGATTTTAGAACATTGATAATGCCCTTTAAGAAAATTTAAACCATGCTAACAGTTGGTTTACTGGGGAAAAAATATGAGGATCACTTATTAACGAGCAAGTCTTTACTTGAGGGTGAAACAAATATTTGTGACTGTTTTCAAAATAGATTAGGTGGTATCTATAATTTTTTACGAGTTCCTGTAAAAAATGTAAATTTTAAAATTTATGATACAGGT